CAGGCGCTAACGTTGTTATTGGTGGTGGCGGTAGTAGTAATAATACTACTACGAATGGTGGGTATGGTTGGTCTCTAATTACATTTGATGCCACAGTATTGCCACAAGCTCCAACAACATATTATAAATTTTTTAATACAATAACTGGAACAATACAAGATTTAAATCAAATTTTTGCTTCGTTTCCATAATTAATCGATTCCATTTCGGTTATCTGCTTATCCATTCATCCACTACGATTTTCTCTCCATTCACATTTGACAAAAAGGTAGGTCCTCCAGACGAACCCGACACGCATTTTGAACCATTTAAATATCCACAACACGAGACTTTAGCACATCCTTGCCGCGTCAAGCCATTACATTTCGTCTCTAATTCCGCACCATTATAACTAGAACAAAAACTTATTGCAGGGTCAAATCCCATTCCAGCAACTTCTTTTTGTATAGACGCGTCTATAACGCCATTGTTGTTTTGTCCTCCGTTAAGTCCTCCGTTAGGTCCTCCGTTAGTAAAAGCCTCCAGTTCTAAAACTTGGACGACTTCTTTAGGCGGTTGATTTTTCTCTTCAAGACTCCATCCGTTCAATTTAAATATAGCAAGAATTGCAAAGAAAACAGCAGAAACGGTCAATATTGTTCTAAGGTTCTCTCTTATATTTTCAAAACCTATCATAATAAAGTTAAGAAAGAAAATAATATAGTTATATTTTATAAAATGGTTCATCATCGTCGTTCTCGTTCTCATCATCGTCGCCGTGGTTCTAAGAAAAATCTTCTTATGAATGGATTAGAAAATGTTGGTTCCTCTGTTCAATCCGTTGCTAGAAAATCCGCACCAGCGCTGAAAAACGGATTCCACAATTTATTTGGACTTTTGTCAAAAGGAGTCAATTCAGGAGTTCAAGGAGTGCGTTCTTTAACAAGAGGACGCCGCAGGCGTCACCGAGGAACTCGCAAACATTAAAAATAAGTATTTTATATTATTTGTCATTAAAGAATCAAATAATATAAACATTAACATTAACGATACCACTGCAAAAAAACAATAAATGAATTATACCAATTTTAACTGTTTAGGTGATTTTCTTTTTAATTTTAAAAGGGATTTGCTCCTTCATTTGGTGAAATAATCCGATGAAACTCATCGTGGCATTTTTCACATACAGTCATCAAATTCGCAGCAATGTTTTTATGAAAAGGCACGCCGTTTTTCACTATAATACCATCTTCATTTGCTTCGCGTTGTTGTTCCAAATGATGGACTTCTTTTCCCATTAGTTTGCCGCATTTTTCACAGAGCCCCATTATTTTTCGTGAATTATAATGACTTGTTTTGAGAGAAAGAATGCTTCTTCCTTCCATGCTGGTTGTTGTCGTGTTTGCAGACGCATATTTCTCGCGAATCGCATATGCAGCGTCCAAAAATTCCGCGGGTAAATTCAACGATTTACATACTTCTAGACCATACATGCTATTTCCTGGACCATCACGCAATTTACGATCATATTCCAGACAATCTTTCTCTCTGTTATAAATTACAGACATATGTTTTAATTTAACTGTTTTCAAGTCAGAGATTTCATCATAACCAACAATTTCGTGTAAATGTGTAGCAAATATAAAACTACTCCGCATAGTTGCCATCTTTTGTATTCCTGCGACAAAAATGCTCACGGCGGAAGTGTTTTCAGTTCCAGAACACAACTCGTCGCCTAAAATCAGACTGTTTTCATCCGCATAATTCAAAATAGTTCGCAATTCACTCATTTCAACCGCAAAGGTAGAGAGCCCTTTGAAAATATTGTCATTGCCTAAAATGCGCGTAAAAATGTATTTGTATGGTTTAAAGGTGAATTGCGAACACGGAACAAAGAGCCCAGATTGAGCCATAATGACCGCAATACCTAGTGCGCGAATTAAACTGGTTTTACCTACCGCATTTGTCCCATATAATAGAATTCCATCGACACTGTCGCTGTCGCTTTTACGGTCGCTGTCGCTTTTACGGTCGCTATCGCTTATACCCAGCGCAATATCATTTGCGACATAAATTTCCGATTGCTGTAATTGTTCTATTAAACAATGGCGCAAATCGCACGCTTTAACAAATGATTTTTTCGCCGAATCATCTGTTCCATCCAAGACAGGCTTGCAATATCCATACTTTTTCGCAATGGTCGCTTTTGCATAAATCATATCAATCAACGTAATAAATTCAATAATTTTCTCCAATTGTTCTTGAAATTCTTCAAACTGAGAAATAAAAGTCTGATAAACAGAAGTAATAATTTCTTTCAATGCAAGTTTTGCGCCGTGTATATTGCGACATAATTCCACGATTTCATTGTTATTAATAGAGTTGTTTGTCCCTGTTTGCTTTTCAAATCGCATATTTTTTTTGCTAAAGGTGAAAGAGAATGTCTTGGTCTCCCCACTGTAAGAAGATATATATGTTAGATTTTCAACCTTTTCACTTCTTGCAGGGAGCAAATCTTCTAATATTTTACTTCTTCTACTTGTGGATATAAGAGAGAAATGGTTCTTGTCTGTTTCATGAATTTTCACAAATTCATTCGCCCCAGATGCCACCTTTTTCTCTCCGCGTTCAATCAACGAATTCAAAAATGCCTGAATGCTTACCAATTTATCCGTAGATTCCAACAACAATTCTTGTGCTTCGTCTAATTTTGTATTGACATTTTTATTAATAAAATTCGTGTCAAACCCTTGCAATTGGTCGATACCTGATGCTAAGTCAAGGTTTATGTTTGTGCGAATAAAATCAAGGATAACATCTGTCTTGAGCTCTGAATGATTCAAATATCCCATAATTGTTCTATCATTATTGATGATATCATACACAGTGCGAATAATTCCAATATTTTTATACAAGGATGCAAATGATTTTGGTGAGATTTTCTTCATAAATACTTGGCGTTCCCATTTAGCAATGTCACGAATTTCTGCCAATTTAGTTTTAATATTTTGTGTTTCAATGAGAGAAAGAGAGAGAATATATTCAGTAATATCATATTCTCTTTGTAAAAAAGAGACATCTGTCGTCGGGTGTAAGAAGTTATACGCAAAACTCCGTTTTCCCATTGGTGTCAAACATAAATTCAGCATTTTTAATACGGATGAATGCCGACCATTGTAATTTTGGTCATCAATAATATTCAATTGTTTCAAAGAATGATTTGCCAATACTAAACGATTAGAACAATTTTCAAACACCGGCTTGTGAATTTTATTGACTAAATGTGGACTGTGTTGATACATAAAATCCAGCAAAAAACAAAAGGATTGCGTAGCTACATTGTGTTCATTAAAGAGAGAAATATTGTCTCTATCTAACTTTAAACCATAAAATCTTCGCAAAAGTTCGTGTTGATATGTCTGTTTTTCACAATTTTTCGCTTTAATTATAGCCTCTGTCTCGCGTGTCAAATGAATGCGATGAATTAAATCGCACCTTATATTTGCGTAATTAATAATATCATCTATTTCTTTTTCTCTCGATACATTTGTAATAATAATGACTTCACTCGGATTGTAGATAGAAATAAATCGTTCCAATTCATCATATGTGGTTGGATTATTCATATATTTTTTAGAGAATTCAAAGACGGACGTTTTTCCAGTATAAATATCAATGTTTGAAATGCCAACAATAACAGTTGCTTCTTTTTTTAATATTGTCGCGCCTACTAATTCAATCCAAATACACGTTGTATTGTTTGTCAAGACAGTAGTATCATTATTGAAAAAAGTGCCTGGAGAGAAAACTCCTGCACACTTGCGCGTAAATTTCCCGGCAATGTCGGTTTCTTCTTGTGTATAGACGACAGAAGTGTAGCCTGCCTCTTGGATTTTTTTCACATATTTATCTAATCCATTGTCTTTGAAGCCTGCCATTAAAACACAGTCTTTTCCAATCGACGAATTTTTCTCGGCAATGTTCAAATCGCACATTCGGGAAAATTCCTCTATTTTACTGCCACTAATTGTGTCAGTCGCCTTGTCCAAGAGTGCATAGACTTCAAAGAAGGAACCGACTTGCATCAATAAAATGGTGTTCTCTCCATACTTAGCGAGATATTGTTGTGTTAATTCAAAATATTCTTTAATGAGTGCCATATGTAATAATATATAGATGTTATTAAATGTGGCTTGATCTTACGGATATATTATGTATTGAGGTGTCTTTAAATATATTACATTAGCTATATTTCGATTATATAGCAAAAGAAAAAGGCGACGATTTAAACGCCTTTCCGCCAAGTAGCGGAAAGCGTCATATCTCTACCGAGATTAACGGTTTAGTTATTTTAAAATAGGACGACATTCATCAAGGATTTCATAATATACCTCAACACATTCGTCAAGACTTAATTGAAAATAGCATTCATAATAATCCTTTGGTGTTAATAAAGTTGTTCTCTCAAATAGATAGTTATAAAACAGGTCGCTACTTGTATTGTTTAATAACGAACCAATTACCTTTCTAATTTGTAGATTTTCATACTCTTTGATAGTCATCTTTCTAAGTATAGTTTTGTTATATTCTTCAAACTGAGACATATCAATCTTCTCTACTTTTTCATCAATTAATCCTATATTTTCTCTTATAAAATCAATTACCAACTCGCTAAATAGACTGAATTTATCACGATGGTTCATTATATATTGTGTTAGTGCTGGTTCGCTATTGCCGAAAAAGTATTTCAATTTTTTATTTATACATCTATGTATAATAACCTAATGCTATATTTACACATTTCAAATTTTTGTTATATCTTTACAAAATCCATTTCTGGAATGCCAATCAAGAGAGAAAGAGTAGTGTGTTTCAAAAAACGATAATTCTCTACTGAAATTAATTGCAAACGATAAAACAATATTTTTAATATCCGCAATAAAAAAGAAGCATACAATGGCAATTTACTTTTAGATAGATGAAGTGCTATTATTTCTCTCTTATTTTTTTCATTATAAATGGAAAATTCTGCTTTTAATGAATTCTCTGGATCATCATACATTACTTTATGTCCATAAATAAGACGATTCGTTATATAAGACCGTAAAATAATCTTTTTGAATTTTTGTTTCGGAATATGTAAAAATGCCGACATTTGTGAAATCGTGCGTGCCTCATTGTCTGTAAAAATGTCAACATCAATATCACTTTGTCCGGGCAAATAATCTGTTCGTAAAATGCTGCCATAAAAATATAATTTTGTATCCAAATAATTTCTTAAACGATTGAAAAAATCAGAGGCGTGTTCAGACAATCTATTATTTTTATGAATTGTTTCCATATATTATTCATTTATATTTCGTCGTTTATATTTCGTCGTTTATATTTCGTCGTTT